TCATTATCTTCTTCCATCTGGTTGTATATCTAATCTAAACGTTCCTAGTTTCCAGTGTTGTTTAATACTAGTGTTGTCTACTTTTAAAGCTATCGCTCTTGCTCTAGCCCTTGTATCTATTTTATCTGTAGTTGTTGAAGATGTAAATGGACCTAATGAAGAACTAGCTTCTGAGTCTGTTGGATAATTTTTCAAATTCAAAGTCACTCTTGCATCTCCAGTTTGAGATAAAAAGTCTGGAAGTACTCTTCTAATTTTCATCATATATTCACCATCACCTCTTAGATCTGCTCCACCACCTTGTGTCATAGATATGTCAAAATCTCCAGATTGAATACTTGCAGAAATACCAGTTCTTGCTCCACCTTTAATTTGATCTTGTCCTGTTTCATGTTCATAGTAAATAGTAACACCATCCGTATTACCAACGGTTGAATCACTTGTAGCACTTGAATCATATTCAGTTCCATGTGGTTTACCAAATATAGATGAATCAAACCAAGATGATCTAGCTAATGAACTTGTAGTCCATACAGGTCGCTCTGGTGTTGAATCCATATAATTATAAGTTACTGATCTATTATTAGATGCAGCACCACTACCAGGATAGAACCAAGTCACTTCACCAAATAGGTTATTTAATCCTGCATAAATATGATTTTTAGGAACTGTGTTAATATCGTCAAAAACATAGTCTTCAACTAAACATGCTAAAGATTCTAATCTACCAGTGTATCTAAAGAAACCATTTTCTGACATCCAATAAGCTGATCCATCAACCTCAACGGCTGCATTCTTTCCAATCAATCCACAGTTCGTTCCAACTTGTTGAAATGAGAAAGTAAAAGGAGCACCCACAAATCTCATAATAAATAAAGATGTATCAGTCCAAACATAAATTGCATCACGACCTCTTATCGCTCCAACGATCCGTGTTCCATCGGCCAGTCTTTGTGTGCCTGCGGTATTGGTTGCTGAAGGTGCCCAAGAAGTTGAAGCATCAATTGATTCTTGGTCCGACCATCTAATATACATATCATCTTGAGTAGATGTTGTACCTATTGTTGTTTCTGTACCAAAACAAACTAAGTGTCTATCAGGTGTTGAAACTAAACTTTGTATTGATGCAGTAGGGCAATTAGCAATAATCGTTGCCCGAGTTGATGTAGCACCCGTTGCATCTGAATCCCATTCGAAAGTTGCACCATCAACGATAGTTGCAATCAATTTATTTCCATAATTGTCCAAGGACCAAAGTCCTGGAGCTGTAATAATATCACCTGTTTGTGATGCACCCCATTTTGTATATTCAGAAGCATCAGTTACTGTTGCTCCATCACTATGTGATGCAGCTGTAGTGTTATCTGATCCTCTAGTTAAACCTGATAAAGTTCCTGAACCAGTAGTATTTGAAGTATAAGCAATACGTTCATTATCTATTAAAACTGTTCCTGAAGCAGGGAAACCTGTTGAATCATCTAATACTATACTTGTTGAACCTGAAGTTAATGCTCCATCTAAAGTATCAAAAACTTCTCCAGCTACAGTACCACCCCATAAACCTAATCCCCAACCAGCAGCTGATGCCTCAGTTGCAGGACCAATTGAATAAAAATGCTGAACTCTTATTCCACCAGAAGTGCTTGCTCCTGATCCTGATTCAGCAGATCCCATTTCAATTGTTATTGTTGTTGAAGTTGGAACCGTTGTCACCATAAAATTTGTATCATCAAAATCACTAGAACTAAAATCAGAGTCAGTAATAGCTGTAAAATTATCTAAACGAATAATATCGTACTTAGAAATATTGTGAGCAGATGAAAAAGTTAATGTAACAGTTGCATCACTTTGTGTTGTAGTAAATGCATTCGTTAATGTTGTTGTAGCTTTAATAGGAGTGATATCATAAAATGCTCCTCCAGAATATACATATAAAAATCTATTTGTACCAAGAGCTGCATATTTAATACCAGCTGCATTAACAAAATGATGTAGTGCTGTGTTTCTTCCAGTAAGAGTATTGTCTCCTAGTTGTGCCCAACCTCCTATTTTTTCAGGTGATTGATATCTAAATCTTACATAATCACCACTAACCCATTGGCCCTCGCCACCTGTCGCTGTGACTTGTTTATTAAATCCTGGTGCAAATCTTAATTTTTGTAACATAATTATCTCGCGTTTGCCGGTACTCCATTAGAATTTGCGAACGGTGCTTCTGCGAAAGCCATGTAGATTACTTTTTCTCCAGCAGTATTCAATATTGCAGAATCTTCTCTTATTTTAAAACCATTTGAAAGAATATCAGTTCTATCATCTGTTCCATCAGCAGCATTTGTATCTGGGTGTTGTTCATCATTATTTGGATTATAACCTAATCTTTTATTGTCATGTATTAACCAAGAAGCTGATCTAGCTGTATTTTTGTACATAATAAATGCCGGCCGGAATCCGGTGTAAATAAATATCCCGTCAGCATTTCCGTTGCCGGTATATGAGTCAAACTTGCTGTAACCTTGAATATTAGAGAACGAATACATAACATAATCAGTATCATCTTGATTAATTTCTCCATTATCTCCTAATGTAACTACACTTGAGGTTGGAGTTGTATCATTCCACCAATCAGTTCTATCAACTGGAGCATCTGGTTCGTTTAGTTTTATTGTATGAGTATTGCCTTTACCAACGTGATAACCCATCCAGTCACTAGAATTAGACGTTTCTTTAATAAGAACCCATTGTGGAACAGCACCTAAATGATGTGGTATTGTATGAGCAGAAGTTCCGTTTCCAATATATTTTACAATAGAAAATCCAGCAGTTGTTGAAACTGAATAAGAATATGCTTTTCCTGTTCCTGATCCTGTTGTTGTTCCAGAGCCAGTAGTTCCAGCTTTCCAGCACCAAGCTACAAAAGTGCTTGAACTTTTATTGTTACCATTATCACTTCCAACTGTAAATCCATCACTACCAAAAGCTGTTACAGCATTTGTATTTGTATTTTCTGCGGATGTACTTTCACCTTCTAACATTTTTGTAACACCTCTAACTGAATCACAAAAATTATGTGAATAGGTATCAACTCTACTTTTATTCCAGATTAAATCTGGTTGCATATCAGTATCAGTATCATTAAAAGTTATTGCATGAGTACTTCCTGTTCCAGTATAAAGCTGAACTTTAAAATATGCTGATGGATCGTCTATTGTTGTATAAACTGCCATTTAACCTCCATCACTTCCTAGATTTTTTGAACATAATGCAAGGTATCCGGACGGCACACTATATTCAAAGGCTCCGTACCCATTAGCATCAGCTACACTTGAAGAATTAGAATAAGGTGGATTACCAAAATTTGCCTCATAAACATATACAGCAGAACCAGCATTATCAGATAATCCAAAAAAATATGTATAACCTGATGCTATTGAAACTGCACCAGTTCCTGTTGCACCTGATTCTGGATCGCCTGAGTTTTGCCATGTGCCGTTTTTGGCAGCATATAATTTGTGGTTATCCATATCTAATGCTATAGAAATTATATCGTTTGCTGTATAAGTTGATTCGCCTGATACTCCCCAACCACCACCATCATTACCAATTCCACCAGCTCCACTATAACTATATCCTTTAGTTGTATAAGAAAGATTATAAGCATCAACACTTGTTCCTCGTTGATGGAAATTTTCTAAATCAAACGCAACACCTATTAAACCAGCAGTAGATGGTGCAGTTATAACTTTAACTTCCCAGTACCATTTTCCAGCAGTCATTCCAATTGTAGAAAAAAAACTATTACTACCATTATCCATGTAGGCATTTCCTGTCGTAGCTTTTAAATTTCCTTCAGCTAAAGACATTGAACTATGAACTCTTATTAAAGAATTAAAAGTTGCAAAGTTATTAGTAGGCACATCTGTAGTTTGGTCATATGTAGATAGGCTAGTTTCTGAAAAATCATGTCCATTACCGCTCTCATCATCGCCTAAATCTCCACTATCTTCAAAATCTAAATAAAAACCATTTGTACCAAATGTTAATCCTGATACATCTTTCGGTTTCCAAATTGTCGGACTATCTTCGTCAAATTCTCCAAAATCTGTCGGGGCGTAATCGGTGCCTTCAACTAAAACAAATTCTGCTAGATATGCGTTTAAATAATGACCACTTTGATTTTCAGAATATCCAATATATTGCGTTCCAACCGATATTATTGATGTTGCATTTGAACTTGGTAAATTTGCTGTAGTAGTAACAGTATCTTCTGTGCCATTAACATAAACTCTTAATCTTGTAGATTCACCTTCGGTGCTATCATATTTAATACAATAATGAGACCAAGCACTTGTATCTCTTGAAATTCTAGTAAATATTTTTCTAAAAATATAACTTCCAGTATATTCTTGAATGTAAAATCTTGGTTGCACAGCATTATCTAAATTAAAACCACAAGATAAATATTCACCATCTGCTTTATAAGTTTCAAAGATCATTTGATGATTAGTTATGTCACACATTTTAATCCAAAAACTTAATGTAAATTTTGTATTTGTTGTTGTAACGCCTGTTGTTCTGCTTAATCTAGCAGCAGAACCATCAAACCTACATGAGTTGTCTACATCGTATCCTGTACCTAATGCTGAAGCTACATTACCTGATAAAATTAAAGGCATTACGACTCCAATCTTGGCAGTTCGCCTAATGGTCTTTCCATTACAACTGGGTCTCCTTCATCAGCTGTATTAACATAAGTGTATAAAGTTTCAAGCGCTGGTGTATCACTAGCATTAGTAATTGCAGTTTCTTGTTCAGCAGCTTTAGTTCTTACTGCTGCTCTATGATTTGTAATAGAAGAGGGCACCGCTGTACTAGCATCTGCTTTTCTTACTATATACCAATCTGTTTCTGATAATATATTTGCAGCTTCTTTTTTAACATCTCTAATTAAAACTGTTTTTAAACCTACAACAGCAACATCGCCTACATCTTTACCATCTGGTATTAAACCATCTGTTTTATCTTGATTAGTATAAGTTGTATCAGCATGAGCTTTAGCAGTTGCGCTACCATAGGAAGCTGTAATTTTTCCACCAGCAAAAGCAAATGATTGATTAGTATTGATATACCATTTCTCATCTTTTTTATTGGTGTTATCAAATTCTACTTCATAAATACCTTTGGCTTCTAGTTCAGACTTGCTCCATAATTCAAATATTTTTCTTGCATGACGAACATCACTAATAACTAAACCTTTTGGTTTAGTTATAAGTTTTGTAATTGATCCTGATTCTTATAATCCCCACATATTATCT